ATCCCTAGAACAATTATATGTTTGTTGCACTTCTTCTAGTATTTCATCACGGTTTAACACATATTGTTTTAAAAATCTTGTTTTAATTTTGTTGTGTTCACATATTTGTAATAATATTTCTGGATGACAATTTACAATATCAATGTCAATATATTTATTAATAGCTATTGTATGTCTGATTTGTCGCCTTAAAGAACACAAACTTAATCCTTTTTGTGGATAAACTCGTCCCCTTCCGTATTTAGGTAATTTATATACTACTTTTAATATCCCTTTTTTAGTCATCTTTTGTAGTTGTTGTAATTGATGTTTTTCATTTTCAAATGTCACATTACCCGCCATCCAACTAGTAGTTTGAAGAACATCAGAATTAATAAGATTTTCTAATATTAACTCGTCTATTTGTTCTGTTAGTTCTAATTTATTAAAAATACTTGTGTTAATATTGTTTAATTTGATATTTAATAATTTACTCATTTTTGTTATATATATATATAAGTTATATTATTTTTAAATTAATTTTTTTTTAAATTAAATTAAATTAATTAATTAATAGTAAATTGAAGGGGGTAAATTGAAGGAGGTAAAATGGAGGAGGTAAGTAATAATAATACTTATATATATTCCGGTAAGTGATAGGTTAAGGGAGTCTATCACCAACCCCTCACTATATACCTTTTAACTCTTCACCCCTAAATTTACCTTACTTTTATAGTCTTTTTATTATTATTATACTTTTATATACTGATAGGGTGATAGGGTGATAGGTTAATACGCAATAAACCATTTTGGGGGGAAAAAAATAAAAAAAAAATAAAAAAAAATATTTTTTTTAGAAATCAAATAAAAATGGACCTTTCACCCCTCACACCTATCACCCTATCACTACTAAAATATATATAAATTAATATAATAAATTTCTCTACTAAAAGATGACGTAAAATATGAATTTAAAAAGAAGAGATTAATAGTAGAGGCTTTCTTACCTCATCCAATTTTATAATTATAATCATTTTGTATAGGATTATACACAAAATGATAATATGACGGAAATAATAAGGGTATTATACTAAAAAGTACTGTATTTTGCAGACAATTTTTTACTAATTTTTTGACGTATATTTTACTTAATATTTTTTGTACATTATACAATTATTTACTCGTAATTTTACCTCATCCAATTTTACTTACGTCCGAATTTCGTCATTTTACCTTCTTCAATTTTACTTAATATTTTTTGTACATTATACAATTATTTACTCGTAATTTTACCTCATCCAATTTTACACTTTACATCTAATCAACTAAATAACTAAATGATGGCAAGTTAAGTGTATATGTTCCGGCCGTCACAACATCGCTACTATTTAGAACTAAAAATCCACTATCAACACTGAAACATACTTGTCTTGATATAAATGAATCATTAAGATTGGTCCAAATATATAAACCATCATCAGGAATTGAAGATAACACTAAAATATTATAACTACTTAGGGCATTAATAATAGTTATACTAATTGATGATAGGTTAGGAGTTAAATAGGCAACCCCATTTTTTAAACTACTAGTATAATAAGCCGGAGTATTAACAGTAAAGTTGGTAGTTGATACAATATTAATTAATGTTTTCGCAACCGGTACAGGAAGTATACTTGCTCCATTAAAGGTAAGATCAGTAGCACTTAAAACAGATGTATTTGCTCCACTAGTCAGGGTAAGGCTAGAGTTATTTGAACTTGTATTTAACACCATTGTACTGTCATTATTCACAATTGAAGTATAGCCGGTTTGATTGCCCTTAAGCAGCACATTAGATAGATTTTGCTCAACATCAGGACCAAGATTATTTATTTGATATTGCAAACTAGATATGCGTTGATTGAGTATGTAATTTGAGACGCTCATTATATATATAATATAATATTATATTTTATTTCTAATAATAATATATATAAATGAGTAATCAAGAATTATCTGAGGTATTTTATACATTCTTAATTACGTCTATAATAGGTTGTATATTGGCGATTAGTAAAATTTTATACAAATCTAAATGTAAGGACGTAACATTTTGTTGTTTTAAATTTACAAGAGATACCGACATTGAATACAAAGAAGATATTGAATTAGGTTCTAAAAGTAAGGATGAAGAAATGAAAAATATTTAAATAATTTAGATTAATTAACTTAAAGAATAAGACTTTATAAGATAATAATAATATGCCAAGAAAAGAAATAAATTATACTAACACTGTAATATATAAAATTGTTTGTAATGATTTGACTGTTACAGATTTATATGTAGGCCATACTACTGACTTTACGAAAAGGAAGAATACACACAAATCAAATTGTAATAATGTAAATGATAAACATTATAATTTTAAAGTCTATAAAATTATTAGAGATAACGGCGGATGGACTAATTGGACGATGGTTGAAATAGAAAAATATGAATGTAATGATGGTAATGAAGCTAAAGCTAGAGAACGGTATTATTTGGAGCTATTAAATGCACAGTTAAACAGTACTATTCCGGGCAGATCTCAAAAACAACATTACGAGCAAAACAAAGAGGCTAAATTATTAAAACAAAAACAACATTACGAGCAAAACAAAGAGGCTAAATTATTAAAACAAAAACAACATTACGAGCAAAACAAAGAGGCTAGATTATTATATCAAAAGCAATACGACGAAGCTAATAAGGAGGCCAGATTATTAAAAGCAAAAGAATATTACGATAAAAACAAGGAGGAAATTTCATTAAAAAATAAACAAAAATATATAAAAAAGAAATCAGAAATGTAATTTAAATAATTTAGATTAATATAAAAATTAATAATCTAATTTATATATATATAGAATGCAATCTCTACAATCTAAGGATATATCCCCATCCAGTTTGAATCTTTACACTAAAAATCTATTAAGGTTAAATGACAACCAGCCAATTAAAAATTTAAAATTTCTTAAGGACCCAGCGGCAATTTTAGATAAAATCAGTAAATATTCACAGAACACCCAGCGTACTTATATCATATCAATTGTCTCATTATTGAAACAAGACCCAAAACAAAAGAAGTTATATGATCAATATTACAAAATCTTATTAGATTTCAATACCAAATTAAAGGATAACACGGGCAAGTCTGAAAAACAAACTGAAAATTGGATATCACAAGACGATGTCTTAAATAAGCAAAAAGAACTGATGCAAGTTATACCAACTCTAAAATCTAAGAGTACACCAGATCAATATTACAAGCTCGTTGACTTACTTATTTTATCATTATACACATTACAGCCACCAAGACGTAACTTAGATTATCTTAAAATGAATGTAGTAAACAAATATGACCCAAGTTTATCCACTGAAAATAACTATTTGGATCTAAAAAATAAGCAATTTATTTTTAGGAATTATAAGACTAAAAAAACGTATACAGATCAGACAGTTCCAATTTCTGATGAGCTATATGAAATTATTAAGATATATTTAAAATACCATCCACTTAAGGCATTAACCAAGGGCAAATTTAATATTCCTTTATTAGTTGACAGTTCAAACGAACCATTAAAAAATTCAAATGAAATTACTCGTATATTGAACAAAATATTTAGTAAAAAAATTGGTTCATCAATGTTGCGTAATATATATTTAACAAATAAATATAGTGATAAAATGGATCAGTTAAATGATGATACAACCGCAATGGGTACGTCAATGAACACAGCTCAGACAAATTATATAAAAACAAATTAAAAAAAAATTATCTAATTATATTAATATTTATAATTAGATGACTGATAAAAATCTATTTCATACTATTACTATTAAAATCCCAACAAATATGGTATATAAAACTAAAACAGGATTATTAAAGTTAGTTCCAACATTAACAAAAACGGGCAATTTAACAAAACGAGAAAAAGAACCAAGTATAATTTTCCAACCAGATGATTTTATTATACATCCGGAAGTTATTAATACAGGTAGTCAAATAACATATCCACAACCAAAAACAAGAAAACCAAGAGCAAAAAAAGGAGATAACAGAGAAAAGGTGGAAGAAGAATTATTACCAGAAGAAGCAAAACAAATTGATATTGATGAAATAATAAAAGAGTTAAAAGAAGAAGAAAAAGAAGAAGAACCAGATATAAAAGAATTAGGGGATATTAAACAAACAGAATTTGTATATAGTCTTAATTATTTTTTAAAACAAATAAATAATATAAATTTTTTTAATTATATTTATAAACAACTAACAAATAATTATTTTGTTGAGGATTTACCAACACAAAAAATGATTAATACATTAACAAAACTTATTAAAGAAAATAATATTACTGTTAAAAAATTTAATAATTATATTACACAATATAATACAAATAAAAAAATCAGTCGTCCTCAGGAGTAATAATATAAGCCTCGTTTTGAGATAATACACACATCGGGAATGTTCTATAGATTGTTACCCATCTTGATCTAAGTCTTTTTATTTTTTTAATTTGTTCCTTATCTAATCCAAAATAAGAATCTAACAAATATTTCATTGATTTCCCGCCTAATCCACTAGGGAATATAGTCACTGAATGAGCTTCAGATAATATAATTTTTGTCGCACCACCATTACAAGCCGTATGGGTAGTTATAATACAAGATGTATTAAAATGTCTTCCAACTTGTAATATTTGGTTCATTATATGATTAACTTTATTTCTAATTTTTTTGTCTGATATGACATCGGTATCATCAAAAATCACCATTGAATCTTTAAAATCTTCCGCTTCAATTTCATCATCACAGAATTCATTAGTTAATTTGAATCGTTTTAATCCTTTTAATTTATCTAAAGTTTCATCACTTTCAAGAGCGCTAAATAAATAAACATTCCTTTTTGGATACATTTGCTTATATTGCATACAGTAATGTAAAGTATAATAACTCTTACCACTACCACTACGGCCCGTAATATATAATATTTGTCTTTCTGTATTTGGGTTTGGTATTGGTTGAAAAGATTCTCCTTTCTTTAATTTTATTTCATTATAATTTGTTCTAGCAGTCTCACCATCATCAATACACAATACAGGAGTTTGTTTTTTTTTACTAGATTCATTTTTTATAATTGCTATAGGCGTTCCGCAGCTTTCTAAATTCATATTTTGTTATTACTAATAGGGTTAGATTTTATTTTTTAATATTAAAAAAATAAAATCTATATACTTTTTATTTTTGTATAATATTTGAAACTAACATCATTAACAATATCAAATAATTGATCTCTTAATAGTCTTATTGATTTTTCAATCTGTTTCAAGCTTCTTTTTCTTAATAAAAATAAGAAATCAATATTTAAACCGGCCTCCCTACACCAATCATTAATTTGTGTAATGTTGTAAAATATATCCTTTATTTTGGGAACTCTAAAGGTTTGCTCTAATACTAATAACAATATATCTAATTCGTTCCGAGCTTTATTTATAAGGCCAATATCAGAATTAAAAAAATCTATAAGATCAGCCACTGTTTCAACTACTTTTTTCTTTTTTACATCAAATAAAAATAAACTGAATAATCTTTTTAATGCTTTCCAGTAGTTGCCTTCTACTAAATATTCATCAAGTGATTTTTGTATACTTAATTTGTTAAAACTTGGTTCCATTTCTTCTTTGTAGTAATTAGTATGACCACCAATATTAAAATAATAATTTTCACTAAACTCTGTAAAAATTCCATCTATCAATACAATTAAATCTAACTTAATTGTTGATTTCATTTTTAATGCTTCTTGAAATGTAACATCTTTATTAACACCATTCATCATATCATTATAAGTCCATCGTAATGGTTCTCCATCACTAATTCCACATTTGAAATCAGTTATAAAGTAATTACTATTTGCTTTTGCCTCTTTAAATTTTTTTTTAAACTCATTATAAATTTTATCAAATACTGTTAAACTTTTTGTACCATTACTTTTTTTAATCATTTCATTTAAATCGTAATCAGAGTTATATTTAATATTTTCTAATGATGC